TTCATCAATCTAATTACGCTAAGGGTATCTTGGATCTTCCCGTTCCTGAGTGCTCAGGCGTCACTGTTACCCACTTTCTTACATATGCGGTGCCCGCCGCTGGCCATGCTCTAAACGATGTCATTGAACTTGGTGTTGTCCCTGCCGGATGTCGCGTTGTTGACATGACACTTGATGTGGATGATTTGGATTCAAATGGCACTCCGCTCATCGTTTTGGATATTGGTATTATGTCTGGCGACTGGCAGGACAATGATGCCAGCCGGACGGTTGGCGATGAGTTCTATGACGGTATCACCACGGCTCAAGCCGGCGGCGTTCTGCGTATGTCAGAATCTGATGGCTTTAGTCTGGCAAAGTCTGACGCACCGCGTTCCATCGGTGTTAAAATCGCCGCAGCGGCCGCAACGGCTCAGGCGGGTTCTATCAATCTGACAGTAACTCTTGCCTCTGAGTAAGCGGTAAACTTAGGGGTTTGGTGGGGGGCGCGGTTCGGTTATACTGACCGCGCCCTTTTAACATCAAAGAGGAAAAACAAATGGCAATTCTTGAATGCAAAATTGGTCCCGAACGTCCCGTTGTGGACGGTATGGAATATGTTTTCAAACGCGATAAACAAGGTCGTTTTGTCGCCTTGGTGCACAACCACGAACACCAAAAGATCATTCTTGGTAACCCCGTATACCGTGTTGTCGATGACAACGATCAAGCCGAAGAACCAGATACTGTTGATGAGCCAAACACAGACGATGTCTTTGACGATGAAACAGATGATCAGATCCGAGCGCGCATCGAACGTGAAAACCACGAAAAAGAACAGCAACGATTGCTGTCCGAACAAGAAGCAGCGCAAAAAGCAGAAACCGATGAAATCAATGCAGCAGCAGCTGAAGAGCGTGAGCCAAACATCCCGCTTGATCCACACACTGTTGCTCAGCTTCCTACTGTTGATCCTACCCGTCCAGATCAAGAAGGTTTAACACCCTTGACTGATAGTGTTGTGGGTACGGTGGGTGATGCTTCAACAGATGAAGAAGATGAATCTGTCGACGAAGTAACGGTGGACGACTTCACCTTAATCAAAGGTATTGGAGAAGCCACCCAAGGGTTGTTGTACGAAAAAGGTATCTACACCTACGAAGATATGGCTTCACTTGATGATGAGGCCGTTGCCAAATTGGATAGCGAATTAAAGCTTCGCGGGTCAATTCTAAAACACGACTGGCGCGGAAACGCCGCTCAGCTTCACGCAAATCTTGAACGTGAGGAAGACTAACCATGGCCATCACCGCCAAAACAATCTTGGAAAATGCTGGGCGGTTGTTGTTTGACACAACATACCAGCGTTGGAAATTGCCTGAATTGGTGGAGTGGCTAAATTCAGGGATGCGAGATATTTGCCTTGCCAAACCATCGGCAAATGCATCTACTCGCGTCCTTAATCTTGCATCAGGTACTTTGCAATACGTAACGACCGCCACCGGATTGGCTGAGCCGTTACAGCTCATTGATGTTATCCGCAACATCGAAAGCGATGGACCACCGCGCGTAGCAGGACGCACCATCAAAACCGTATCTCGCGATATTTTGGACAGCGAAAATCCAAACTGGCACAACACCCGATATGCCCGGTTTCGCAAAGTCGTGCGGAACGTATGCTATGATGAGCAAAATCCACTGGAGTTTTATGTTTACCCCGGTAATGACGGCACTGGAAAAGTTGAAGCTTTAGTAGCGGAAATCCCGGCTGCAATCGTTGCTACAGGCGATGTTGATACTCTTGATTCATACGACACAGAAATCAGTCTACCTGACATCTATGCGACACCAATTCTTGATTATGTAGTGGCGCGCGCAATGTCGAAAGACGAAGAAGGCAACTTTGATACGCGCACCCTTTATCATGAACAGAAGTTTGCTCAGGCAATAGGTGTGAAAATTCAAGTCGAAGGCGCATCCAGCCCAAACAATCGGAGGGCTAAACCATGACGGTCCAGATGGTCGATATAGATGACCTTATGCCATCTTTGATGCGCTATACACCAAACCTACCAGAGCCTACCGCATATGCGTTCATTCGTCAGGCGTGCCGTGAATTTTGCCGTCGCACAAAGGTGTGGCGCCATAATACAGAATTTTCCATTTTGACGCTTTCCGATGAAGTGGTGGTGACCATTCCTGAATCGGAAATCATCTACATCGATGAAGCTCGGTTGGGTGAGACGGATCTTGAGCCAATTCCATTGGAAACACTCGATGATGATCGACCGGGTTGGTATCATGAGCAAACACTTGATGCTGACGGTAATGAAACCGAAGGTGTTGCCCAATACATCACGCAACTAACACCAAACACCATTACGGTATATCCGCGACAAACCGGAACAGTGAAAGCTCGATATATTTTGATGCCTTCACTCGATGCAGAATTGGTGCCTGAGTTTTTTCTTACCCAGTATCGTGAAGTTATCGGCCGTGGTGCCGCGGCCGAGGCATTTGCTATGCCAGATGCTGAGTTTTTCAACCCAACACTTGCCGCTGCCCATTCCCAACAATTTGAAATGGGCATGCGCCGTCAGACAAGCATAGTTTCAAAAGGCCAACAGCGCGGCCGTAACCGTACGAAAGCGAGTTATTTCTAATGCCAGCAACAACATATCTCGGCAACGAATTGCTTGATCACATTTTGCGCGGTGAATCATACACACCGCCAACCAGTATTTTTGTTTCTCTTCATACAGCCGATCCGGGGCTAACTGGTGCTAATGAAGTTACAGTTGGCGCATGGCCCGCCTATGTGCGCCAAGACGCAGACGCCGGCGGTGCTATGACCGATGGTTTTGGTGCTGCTTCCGCTAAGTCGTCACAAAATCTATTGAAGCTTTCATTCCCTGCCAATGATGGCGCTGGTGCCGTAGTGGTAACGCACTTCGCACTTTGGGACGCCTCTACGAGTGGCAATTGTCTTCTTACTGGTGCGCTGGACGCTTCAAAGACTGTTGCGGTAGGTGATGAAGTGACATGCAATCCAAGCGCCCTAACCGTAACGGTGACCTAATATGAACACCACCGGTACGCTCAATGGTTCAGCACTCAATGTCGAGGTTATGAACGGTGGCCACACCGAGCACCTTGCCGTGGGCACTGCAAATGCGACCGTTGATCCTACCGGCGATTTCCGTGGCGTCAAACCACTCATTGGAACAATGGATATCACCTTCACTCCTGCCAATGATGCACGTGTCGTTAAAGTCATTGGTTCGAGTTCGGGATTCGGTATTGCACCTACTGGTAACTTCCGCTTGGCGCTGGTGGTTGGTGCTTCGAGCAATTTTGCAATGAATTGTTCAACACCAATTCTTATTGCTAAACCAGTCAGTGGGGCATCTGACGCAGAAATTGATGGCGCCGGGTTCTTGGTCCACGAAACAATGCCACTCGCTGCACCAATGAGAATACGAACACTGCCCGCAAATGATCGACGTGCCGTTGTTCCTGAAAATAAACGCTCAGCAGTTGTGCCAAAAGCTTACACCGGTGGAAAAGTACCACCTGCTCGAACAACGTCATAGGGGTTATTATGCTATTGGGTGATATTCGCCAGACCGATGAAAGCACTCTGGATTATGACACAGAGTTTTATCGCTGGTTGCGAGACGGTGACACCGTGGGAAGCGCTGTAGCGCGTCTTGACAATTATACCGCCAAAGATGCGACAGACCCTATCGTTGTATCAAACGTCACTAATACAGCCGATACCGTAAAAGTGTGGATATCGGGCGGTACAACTGGCGATGCCGCAACGCTGACAATCATCGCAACAACAGTTGGTGGGCGCATAATCGAAGTGTGCTACAACGTACGAATTAAGGAATGCTAAAATGGTGAAAGCACTACACGCCAATAACGCCACCACAAAACTCGCCGCATCAATAAGCTCTGGTGCAACCAGCATTTCCGTGACGGCCACACATGGAGCCCTTTTCCCTTCACCGACTGGCGGTGATTGGTTTCCGGTTACGATTGTAGACGGCGCTGGTAATTATGAGATTGCACACTGTACATCGCGCTCGACCGACACACTGACCGTTACACGCGGTGAAGAAGGAACGACAGCGCAAGCATTTTCATCAGGTGATGTTCTTGAACTGCGCATGACAAATGAATCCCACAATACCAAATCTAATGATGATGAGGTATTAAAAATTGCCAGCAATTTATCTGATGTGGATAATGCTGCAACGGCACTGGCAAATTTAGGTGGATTGCCTCTTGCTGGTGGGGCGATGACTGGCCTAATCACGAACTTCGAAAGCACTGGTATTGATGATAACGCGACAAGCACCGCGATCACGATTGATAGTAGTGAGAATGTTGTGGTAGGTGCTGGAACCGCTACTGATAAGTTTGAAGTTCATGCCACAAATAGCCAATTGCGGTTGGTCGACACGGATGATAGCAAATACGCACAGTTCAGCATGTCCGCTAGCAAGCTTGCTATACGTGTGAACAGTACCTCAGCAGATCATGTATGGCTTACTGAAGCTGGCAATGTAGGTATCGGGGAAACCAACCCAGCGAAAAAACTAGATGTAAGAGGCTACGCTCTGTTTGACGATGGTACCAATGGGCGTTTAACCATCGAAGGTGAGAGCACGCGCGTAACGATATCAGCCACAACAACTGGGTTCGCAGCATGGGAGGACTTAGAGTACAGAGCAGCATCACATATCTTTAAAAAAGATAGCTCCAATGAAGTTATGAGAATTACAAATTCTGGTAATGTTGGTATCAACAACAGTGCGCCTGCTGATATTCTTGAGATTGGTTCTTACAGTGCGACGGGGGCGACCAAGGGACGAAAGTATCAAGATAATGGTCGCTGGTGTTCGTCTTCAATGGACGGTACAGGTAACTTCTCACATCACCAATTTTACAATCCGAACGGTCTTGTAGGGTCTATTAATACACAATCGTCAGGTACTTCATATGTCACAACCTCAGACTACCGCCTGAAAGTTACCTACGGCGAAATGACTGACGCAACAGCGCTTGATAAGATCATGGCACTGCCCGTCTATGAAGGCGCTATGAAAAAGAACCCTCTTGCGATGGTTCCAAATGATACTATTGAAGAAGGTTCTGAACAGCTTCTATTGCTTGCCCACGAAGTCGCAGACGTTTTCCCATGGTTGGTCACGGGCGATAAAGATGAAGTTGACGAAGACGGTGACCCAGTATGGCAGCAACTAGATTACATGAAGCTGACCGTTCCACTAATCGCTGCAATCCAAGAACTTAAACGAAACCAAGACGCGCTAGATGCGCGGGTCACTGCACTGGAGGCTGTATAATGGCTATTGAGCAAATCACCACAAAAATTATTGTTGACGTAGATGTACGCAATGGGCGGCACAAAGTTACTCGACATGGTGTTAATCGCGATACAACTGGGACATTCCCCGACGCCCCGTTTCAGGAGCCAGCAAAACGGGCTGACATTGAAGCAATTTTGGGCGCGGAAGTAGGGCTTAACGCGGAGAAGGTCACAGAGTTGACCGCTGCTGTTGAGGCTAAGGACGTAGAGCTGGCCGCTGCCGAGGCCGCAACGCAGGCCGCGCAATCGCTAGTGGATGGTAAGGATGCTGAAATCACTTCTCTGAAATCTGAGATTGAAGCGCTAAAATCCCAACCAGTTGAAGAGACTATGCACGCGGCTGCATTCTGGACTGCGGCTGAACTCAAACTGGGTATCACGCAAGAATTCGCTTTTACTGTTGTGGAGCAAATGCCAGAAACCACTGAAGATGAATTGGCCGAAAAAATATTGGCGCGTAATGTTGTAAAAACACAAAGCAAATTTCAGAAAAACAATCCGTTGCTGGCGCAGTTGGTTGCTATTGCTAATGCTCAGCTTGGCGCAGGTATTACGCCCGAAAAGTTTGATGAAGCTTGGGCGTTCGGCATGGCGCGTAATTGGGGTTAAAGTTATGTCCAGCTTCCACAGTGCAGGGTTTAAATACGAATTGACTGGACGCAGAACCGACGATGGTTCTGGCTGGCGTAAGTTTTTTGGCGAAAACCCTGTCGGGCATTTTTGGGGCAGACCTATCGTGCGTATCACTGAAGGGTTTACTTTCAAACTTGGTGATTACACTCACCCGTTTTACACCCATACAATTCCGACAGGGTTTGAGTGCGATTTAGGTACAGCGCCTGGGCCGTTAAAATTGATTGTGGCATTACTGGTGAAGCTAGGTTTGATTAAAGAGAATTTGGATATGGTAGCTACCCTGCACGATGATATGTGGGGCAAGGCTGATCAAGTAACCGATCCAGTAGATGCTGAAATTTGTTATCACATCTCTGATCTGGTTTTTTATCAAGCAAACTTGGTCCGTGGCCAGCCTAAGTGGTATGCCAAAACTGTATTCAATATTGTTCGTTTTGCAGGTAAATTGAAACTTCTCGGCCGCGCGTTGCGGCGATAAAAGGAAACACCATGGATATCAAAACCGCTCAATTGGTCTTTACTAAAGCAAACACCTACCACGGTCCCATTGATGGCATTTCAGGGCGTGGAACAAACGCAGCCATTGATTTGGGATTGTCCGGTCATAACATTCAACTTCGTCCCAATGCATCACGACTTGTCGCTGGCGTGCAGGGCACCATGAAAACTGCCGGTCTAAAAGTGACTGTTGATGGTTTTTACGGACCACAAACTGAATCGTGCATTGAAAAGTATTTACGCATCAAAGCATGGCGAGATGACGATAAAGATGACGCTGAGGGTGATGGTGATTTTCCACGGTATGGGGGGATCAAGCAATACTATGGTGGTGTCGGATCCAATCTTACAACCATCAAAGCACCATATCCAATGGTTCTGGCGTGGGACACCGACACAAAGGTAAAGGAAATCACAGTTCATGAGAAGGTTGCGGATCGTTTTGAAGGCATTCTTCAATCCGTGGCCGATGATCTTGGTCACGACAAAATTCAGGATCTAGGGCTTAATCTTTTTGGTGGTACCTTCAATATCCGCAAGATGCGCGGTGGTTCAAAGTATAGCACTCATTCGTGGGCCATTGCGATGGATCTTGATCCAATACGTAATCAGCTGAAGTGGGGTGAGCCGCGGGCCCGTCTTTCACATGAAGATGCTGTACCGTTTTGGGATATCGTTGAGTCTCACGGTGCAACAAGTCTTGGCCGCGAAAAAAACTATGACTGGATGCATTTCCAATTTGTAGAGGTATAGGACATGACTTTTAAATCTGCATTGCGTCCAGCTATGGGGTGGGCTTTTGTGGCTATCGTGATTGCCGTTACTGTAATTTGTGGTGTTGCTGTCATTACAGATCGCGCATCACTTACCGATGCTACTCCTGTTTTGATGACCATCATTGCCGCTTTGTCAGCGCCGGTCACCACATGGGTTTTTGGACGCACTAAAGAAAAACTCGCATCAAAGGATGAACCGGATGTTCGGGAAGTTGATACTGGCGGGCTTGATACTATCGGTAATTAGCGGTGCGTTTGGATGGACGTACTACGAAGGTCAGCGTTCAGCATTTATTGAAGTAGAATTGAAACTTCAAGAAGCCCGAGAAGCAGAGCGGATTCGAATGGAAGCGGTCAATAAAGAGGTTTTGGCCGACGCACATAAACGTATAGCCGCACTTGAAGCGGTGCGAGAAGCATTGGAACAGGAAAATGCGAAACTTGACGAACTGGCGGATAGTGATCCTTCTACCACTGGCCTTAGCGCTTCAAGGTTGCTTCGGATCGACCAAGTTCGTAGTCAGCCCGAGTGAATACCAACTGCCAACCGCTGAGCAAGTTGCACAATGCCAGCCCACCACACATGTCCCGTCAGATGCTTCACCAGCGCGCCAAGAGAAGCTTTGGCGCATAGACCGCGCACGGTTGATTGAATGCGGCCAGCGGTATATTTCTTTTGTTGAATGGGTGGAAATGCGTGATCGCTTGGTAATGGGCGATAAATACCCCGAAACGGAGGCTACCGATAATGCCAGCAATTAAGATCACCGGCTTTCAAGGTGAGCTTCCAAAGCTAGACCCGCGTCATTTACCCGACACCGGTGCTCAAGTAGCGCAAGACGTGCGACTTGACGATGGAATTTTGACGCCGGTACGTGCACCAAAACTTGCATCTACATTAGCAGCATCAGATTATGCGACGATATACAACCATGCCGGTACTTGGTTGGGGTGGGCTACACGTGTCCACGCTGCGCCGGGCCCAGTTGCCACTGATCGATTGTATTACACCGGCGACGGTGTTCCAAAAATGCGCGTAGACCCTACGGTCTATGATTTGGCCATACCCGCGCCCGCAAACACTCTTACGGCCGTTGTAAGCGGATCTGGTAGCGGTAATTCTATCACGCGGACCTACGTATTTACCTATGTTACGTCTTTCGGTGAAGAATCTGAACCAAGTCCAGCAAGTGCTCAAGTAACCCTTCAGCCCGGACAAACGGTCACACTGTCAAATTTCGACACGCCACCGGGTGGCCGCGTGACACTCCAGCGCATTTATCGAACACAAACCGGCAATGACGGAACGGGTTTGTATTTGATTGATGAGCGTGCCGTCAGCGCGAGTAATTACGTCGACACCATTGCTGTTGATCAGTTCTCAGAATCGTTGCCTTCCGCGGATTACAATGCGCCACCCTCAGACCTTAAGGGTTTGATTTCGATGTCAAACGGCATGATGGCTGCATTCAAAGGGAAGCAGTTGTATTTCTGTGAGCCGTATCAACCGCATGCGTGGCCGGAAAAGTATGTATTGACCACGGTCGACACTATTGTTGGATTGGCTTATATCGGAAAACTATTGGTAGTCTTGACCGATGGTCGCACAGAACTTTGCTACGGATCTATGCCGGAGGCTATGCAGCTGGATCGCCTCGAAGCAGAGTTTCCATGTATCAATGAAGCTTCAATTGTTGATATGGGATTTGCAGTCGTTTACGCATCTCATAACGGTTTAGTGTCAATTGATGGCGGTGGACAGCACACACTGGTTACACGTGACATGTTTAATCGTGATGAGTGGCAAGCAATATTTCCGCAGAATTTTGTAAGTTCCCAACATGAAGGTCGTTATTGCGCGTTCTATGACTACACTGTTGGTACTGTGATACATCGCGGTATGCTTCTTTTCGATGTTGGCAGTCCATGGTTGGCGCGTTCTCAGATCACTGCCACCGCTGCGTTCTATGATCGCGCGGCAGGGTCTATGACATATCAACCAAAAGGCAAAAAGGAAATCTATCGCTACGATGATCCAGATGTCTTACGTCAAAG